CCGCCCCAGACCCCCCACTCCTTGTTGGAAACTCCTACGGCAAAGCATTCCTGCCTAACTGGGCACTTGCGGCAAAACTTATCGATTGTGACAGACATGCTCTTGTCTTCCTCATATTTGTCGAAGAAGATGTTGGTGTCCATTCCCAAACACTTGGCCTTGGCTCTCCACTTAGACATTGGCATCAATAACTGAGCTTGGTATTTTCCAACCTAGCTCTGTAATCAAAAAAACACTGGCGTGATGCCATTGACCCTTCCAGATTACGCCATTCTTGTTAAACTGAGCAGAGTTTCCTCTTTTATACCTAACCACATCCCAGCCGACCCATCCAAGATCTGAACGAGAAGCAACAATTTTTTCCATTTTTGTTAAATCATTAATTAGCATATTGTCTTTCCTGACTGTTTTGTTTGTTTGGGTTTTTTTTATTTTCCTAGTATCGGAAAAGTCCGACTTCGACTCCACTTAGCTCTGCAGATGCAACGAGCTTTGATGGCTTTTGATTTGGAGTAGACAAAAAAGCAACATAGTCTACCGTTTTCATGTTATCTTCTACAAAGGACTGGGGAACGCGGTAAAACTTTACTTTGATTCCCCTTTGCTTAAGGCTGTTTTCTGACATGTTGCAAAACTCAGAAGTAAATGAGTTTATTTGTGCTGGTCCAACGGAGTACACGTTAAACTCTTTATCTCTTATTCCAGACAGGGCTACCCCCATAGCCCTCATAAAAACATTGTAGTCTGAAAATTCTTTTGTTCCTTGAACAACTATGTTCACGGTGTCTCCTCTCCCAGATTATCTAATATATAAAGCATTTTGGCGAGGTCTCCTGCTGACATGGCAAAGGCATCTATTGGCTTAGAGGTGTCTCTATCTACTTGTCCATCAACCACATCTGCCTGATAGAATGTATTATTTACTACCCAGTAGGCCTTGTCTTCAATAATAGCTACGCTTATACCCTCGTTGTCCTTTTCCACTTCTTTTTCAGCCCCTTCTACTATGTTTAAAAATGACTTGTCTGTCTTGCTTATTGTCAGGTACCCGATAAGATCCATAACTATTGATATTAAGAAGCTAATGGATGGATCAAATGATATCAGGGCAACGCGAAGCATACAACCAACTCCTTATGTTAAATTTTATCAAAAAGAATGGTGTTTGTCAACTCCACAGAGATTTCCATGCAGATGGATCGAACACCATGCCATTCTTGTTTTTCCCCAGGGAAGCATAGAAAGCCTTGACTGATTCTGTTGTTTGTGATCCATAGAAACCTGTCGGCCCTGCTGGTATCTTAAATCCTTTTGATATTAGCTTTTTCTGAAGATCCTTTACGTCACCATTTCTGGAACCGAAGTCTAATCTATCCCTTCCTGGGTAGGTCTTAGATGGCTTTGGTTTGACTGGTGCTTTTTTAACTGGAAACTCATCTTCGAACATTGGAAGAAAAAACATCTTTCCACCAAAGTCTGCCTTATTGGTAAAGCTAATATGGATGTGTTGAAAATGTGAGTAACCTGATCCTCTAAAGTTCCAGTTATCTTTTGTAGCTGAAGCCACTTGATCTTCATAGACTATATGGGCTATTCTGCCATTGTCTTTTCCTTCTCTGCAGTATGTAGCGAGCTCTTCTGCAAACTTCTTTGCAGTGGTACCCCTTTTCCAACCTGGACCAAAGGACTCATCAACGTCTATCGCGTGGACGATCCCCCGAGGGTCCGGATTGTGAAAACTGCCCTTTCCGTTAGTACCCCAGCCGTCTCTTGCTGCATGTGCTGCATCTCCGATCCAGCCATCGCTAGATTTATCTCTCTTAGGCCACTCTTTATTTATTTGGTTTCTGAGGGTTACCCCTGCTGCACAAAGTTTTGCCATTACAGTGTCTCCCAATCTATGTCGGACTCGTCTACCTTTGTGTAGTCGGAATCTACTAATTCCTCTACCACCTCAATAAATACACCCTCTGGGTTTACAATTTCTGAAACGACACCCTCCAGGGTGTTCGGGTCAGACTCATTCTGATCAAATAACGAATATTCCATATTATAATTGTACCACCTTTACCAGCCATCGATTGTTATAGCTAAGCCACCTGCTGGGGGGCCATGCATTAATTGCACTTGATTTAAAACTGTTCTTATTGCACATCCAGGTCTTGGCTCTACAGAAGACGCTACTCTTTCATCATTGATGTAAAGTGTTGCGGAGAACCTCCTCTTGTCTAGTTGCATCACTACTATCTTCACAAGATGATTGTATCACCTTGTCAGGAATATTGGTCAAAGATCAACAACATGCTCCAGGAAAACATGAGTGTGTAGATGATCAACCCAATAATAGATGCCGTCTTCCTTTCTGAAAAGTTATTTGCTATGTAGACAGAGTTACTCAAAACCGATACCACAAAAAGAAATGCTGTGGTTATTAAGAACGCAGTTAACATTTTTTCTCCTTTTACTTATATTAGATAAGACCCATGTTCGAGAGAAATTCACGAACCTCTGGTGTTGCCTTTGGTGGTTCAATAACCCCTTCAGACTTTTCCTTTTCTATTCTTTCTTTGTTGGAAGAGCTGTAGGAGTGGATCGATATTTCTTGGTTGGTGTTGCGAGGGCTGTGTGCAATCGCATTGTATACCGCCCCAGTGACGGCATCACTTAAATCTTTTGAGTTGTGGACAAAGATTCCCGAGGTAAGAGCAAAGTTATGATGCGTGGGGACCTCAAGGTCGTAGACTGGCACCGCATCGTTCACCACTATGTGGGTCACACTTCTGACTCTGTGGTTATCTCCTACGGGAACAGCAAAGTCATCCCAACTACTGTAGCCATGCTCTAACAACACCCGAAGAACAACATTTCTTCCGCAATCCAATATCTTTGATGCCATGTTTGCATTGGTGGCTTCGTGATCGGCTCGAACCTCTATTAATTTATCTATAGTTATGTCTGATCTGTATCCGCTTCTTAGCTTTGATCTTCGAACACGCTCCTCTTTTGTGATCAGCTTTTGACTGTCACTCCTAATCTTCCTAGTGCTGTCAAGCTTATTAAACTTTATTGTACCCTCTGACATTGCCGAACGCTTATAGTCATCTACCTCTCTTCCGTGAATGGAGGCATGTTCTCGTTTCGTCATAACAGAAAGATTCTCTGGTCTATTGTCTATCTTATTTTCATTTAGATGATGAACAACGTTGTCTGTATCCAACACATCTCCGTAAACATACTCAGCAATGACTCTGTGTGTTGGCCTCTTGTGGCTATCCTTCCAGGAGATGCCCTCATATCCACCATTCATTGGATAGTGCCTATTGAGTGGCATGATTCTGTCTATTCCTATTCGTAAGTGCTGGGCTTCTTTGTATACTCCAGACCTGAGCAAGAATAAATGATCAGGTGTGCAGTTGATAACAGCACCACTGTCAAGGACAACCCTTACGAGAGTATAGGTATCCCAGGTTTTCTTTACTGTTCCCCTTGCGGGAACTACAAAACCACTCTCTATATCGTAGGAGTACACCCAGACAGTTGACCCCTCAAGGCTTTCCATTGTCTGGTCTGTTCCGTCAAGTAGCGGAACTAGTGTGTCCCCAGTAAAACATCCTTTTCTTGGATGATCCACTTTTTTATCACTGACGATGCGGAGCTGACTCATCTCTTCTAACAGGATGTCTATATGGGGCATAAGAACGCGCTCTTCGTATACAAGCATGGCTAGATCTTCATAGTGCTTCTTTGCTACGGAAAGAGTGTCTGTCTTTATCCCGACACTTTTAAGTTCTTGCTGGATGTCAAAAGACTGCCATCTATCGAACGTGACCAAGCCGATCTCATAGCCGTCTCTACGAAAGTTAACAATCCAGTTTTTTACTTCTGACAAGTCTACTGGCCCTTCCTTGTGCGGCTCCCACCAAACGATTGCATCAACAATAACAAATGGGTGAGTTTGCGTATAGTCGTTAAACGTCCTTACCTGTACCCACTTATCTACATGAGAGATTGCTATAGCGCACTTGTCGTGCTTTTGGGCAAGGTCAGCGTGGAGAAAGTACTTGACGCCCTCTTGTGGCTTAAAGGCTGCTTCAAGCCTCTTAAAGTTATCCACAGGGTTGTGTAGGCACATTACCTTTTCCAACTTCTCTTTTTGTTTAAAGAATGCGTCTGAAACAAAGGATGGCACACAGGCAAATCTTTGCATAGCATCCCCATAATCTGTCATAAAAGCAATCTTAAAGTCATCAATGCTTCTCGTTGGGTTGGCATCCCAAGTTGATCTCTTGATGGCAAAGACTCCTGGATACTTATAAGAAAGAATGTGATCTTCTTCCCACTCGATGGTAAAGTTGTTGTCTGGGCTATCATGCGGGAGGTCATCATTAATAACAAAGGTGTGGGTTTTGTGCTCTACCTCTTTTTCAGATACCACGGCATCATACCTCTTGGATATGAAGTCACCTGGATATCTAGGAAAGGATAGAAGAACCACCTTGCCAAAGTCCGGGAATCGTGAGTCAACCGATGCACGGAAGGCTTTGTAGATGGCATCACCAGTTTTGGCATTTTCGTTTCCGCTTGATGACTCCTGAGCGAATCCAGAAATCTCATCAAGGATTGCTAGGATTAAGTTTAGGCCTTCGTGACCCTCTCTTTCCGAGTGGCCAGAGTATACGGTTATGGCTTTGTCGAACTCAATGTTGTTTACCTTTGAGTCATACTTTCCAGAAAACCATGGTGACCTTGCAATCTTGTTCTTAAATCCCTTAAAGAAAACAGTTTTTGCCTGCTCGCTGTTAATCGCTATGTTGATAATATCAATGGCGTCTCCAGGTGGCTTGCCAAAGTATCTTGCTGGGTCTTTTAAGCATAGAAGCTTATACACAAGGTATGCACAGCCAATCGTAGAGGTGTGATCTTTTCCTGACCCCTTTCCCAGTTGCAAGATTACTTCTGACTTTGTGTATTTCTTGTAATGCTTGTATCCCTCATCTTCCCCCAAAAATCTTTGCAAGTCTTCCAATCTGAATATTTGACTCATAGCCTCTACAAGATCTCTCTGGATGTCTGAAAGTACAGGTTGGGCTAGATAATCATCGCTATAGACAAATGTTTCAAAATCAACTGGTACCTCTTCAAACGGATCATCGTCAAGCACCCCTAAAAAGTCATTAAAGTCTATGCTCATATTGTTACAACCTCATCCGGTCCTCCGTAGCCAGCTAGCTTTCTGGCTACCTCAGGCTTACAGGTCCTGCACTGCCCCACAACGTCTTTTAATATCCCCAAAAGTATGTCTTGTTTTCTTTCTTGTTCCAAGAGTTGATCTGCGAGTTCTTTATTTTCTAAAAGACCGGCCTTTTGCAACATCTCAATTCTTTTGGTTTCTATATCAAGTATCAGCTTAATGGCATTTGTCTTTGCTCCAAGGTTTTGTGCCTGTTCCGCATCTTCAATAACCTCATACGATCTCTTTATTAGTCCTGAGTAGTGTTGGTCTGCGCTTGCCAGGGCTTGCCTAGCTCTCGATCTAATGGCTTCGTTGTTTGAAACCATCTTCCTCCACTCGTTCAAAAGACTGACTACGCGGTTTCTAGGTATCCTCAAGGCTATGGCTATGGCTGACTCGTCGTTCCCCTTAATGTACTCAGAGGCTACGCGGTTTACTTCTTCTAGATGCAAGACAATTTCGTTTTCCATTTTTACCATTTCCTTTTCATTGGTAATTATAGCAGTGGTTGGGGTAGGATTGTTGCCACCTAATAATTGGTTTTCCTACCCCCACCGAACTACATGCAGTTGGAATTAAACTGATACCAGTGTTTCATTCCAGAGCTGTTTCTCCACGCTGTAAAAAAGGCACGATCCTGGTAGTATCTATTCCAATCGTGAATTGGCTTGTTTCTTAGTTTTTTAATATTTTTAGACAAGCCATCTTTTGATTCCTTTGATTCCTCTAGCATCATCCAAACTAAGCTGTCTCTCCATTGACGATCTAAAAATTGATACGCGCCTCTGGCAGATGAGGTTTTGTTTGCTGATCTATAGTTGAATCGGGATTCACCGTACATAATGCACTTACGAGTATCCTCCCATTTTTTCTTATACCATTTCCCCTGATAGAGTGAATCTTCGTACCCCATCATATCTTTAGCATCTTTTGATTGTGACATCCGATACTCATGGCTTACTTTTACGACTTGTACCGTCGCAGTAGGTGTGGACTTAGCATACACCTGTTGCGGAGGAGAAACCAAAGCGGTAGCTGGAACTATTGTTCCGACTATAACCATTGACATTAACACTCCTCCTAGCAGTTTCGATTTCGTCATTTGTTCCTCCTGGCGGCGGCAACCTAACTAGGATATCACAAATATCATTGATGTTCAACACATTTTGACTTTTTCTTACAAAGCTCTATCCATGTTTTCTAAGATAGGTTCTTGATCTGTGGCAGTTTGAACACACAGTGTCGCACTTTTTTACTTCTTTCAGGATGTCCTCAATGCTAAAATAATCTAACATCTGCCCTATGTTTGATACCTTTGTCCCGCGAACGTGATCAAAATCAAGAACGTAAAATGGATATTTTTT